TACTACCCACACATTTTGGAGGAAAGTAACACAAACTGAGGTGGCCGCGGCAACCAGTCGGCACAGTGTCACAAGGCGGACCCTAAAGCGTCGGACCCTGTGCCTATAATAGGTGCATGAACAAAACACTCCTCTCCAACCCTCAGACCCTGCAGGACCTGCAGGATTTCATGTTCGATACCATGATGCCCGCTGAAATGTGCGTCGATTGGTTCTGCGATCGGTTCAACGTTAACGCAACGGATGAGGTCATCGACTTCGTTCTTGATGCTCACGATGCTTTCTTCGGTAACTGAAATGAAAGAAACTAAGTTCAACATCTACGGCGAAATGATCCGCCCTAATGGTCATCAACAGTATGACATCCTGAGTTACATTGCTGAAACAAGAGAGGAGGCAATTGCTACATGTAAGCGCCTACATCCTCACTTCCACATTATAGGAATTAGGGTGGATGAAAGTGAACCTGAAGTCGTAAAAATGCAACCCCTTCGTTAATACCGCGAAGCGGCTGCCCGTGTGCGGTTGGACAGGTGTCCACCATTCCACCCAAACCCCGCCACGGGGTGCCATACTATAAGAGTCAAACAAACACAGGACCACATGCGTAAGATCGAATCCCAAATGTGCCAGGCAATCCAACAGGGTCGCAACTGGGCAAGCGGGAACACCACCGTGACCATCGACACTGAAACCAACGTTTCATCAGTCTACCTCCACGGCAATCTGATCGCCACCATCTCAGACAACGACATGACCATTTACGATGGGGGTTGGCAGTCCGTCACCACCAAATCCCGTCTGAATGCTCTCTGCAATGAATTCTGCATTGCTGGTGAGGGTGTCTTCCAAAAGGCAGGCGAGTGGTTCGTTCGTAAGTTCGTCGGTGAGTCTTCCATCACTGGCAAGGTGTACAACGTTCACGACTTCTCCAACGGTTTCGTGTTCGCCTGAGGAACTGTCACACGGGGGGTCGCTCCCCCGTTTTTTTGTGCTTATAATAGGACCATGCAAAACAAACACATCGAACACCCCGAAGATACCATCCTGACGGGTGATCTCTCTGCCCTTGATTGGTTCCTCTCTGATGGTCATCTCAGCGTTAAGATTGACGGTGCTCCTGCTATTGTATGGGGACGTAATCCTGCCACTGGAAACTTCTTCGTTGGCACCAAAAGTGTCTTCAACAAAGTAAAAATCAAGATCAACGAATCTCATGCGGAAATTGATGCGAACCACGTCGGCAACGTTGCAGAAATTCTGCACAATTGTTTTGATTGGTTACCTCGTACAGATGGCATTTTCCAAGGGGATTTTATCGGTTACGGTGGATCCGACGAATATACTCCCAACACAATTACATACAAGTTCGATGAAGTAATTTACCAAAATATCATCGTTGCTCCTCACACTTATTACATCGCAGATTCTGACCTTAGGGATGCTGTAGCGTACCCCATGGACTATTACATCAGCGACACATCTTACTGTAAGTTTGTCACACCTGATGCACGAATCTTCAGCGGTTCTTATAACAAATGTGCAGGGTCGTTTGGTGATCTTTCTGAGGTCATTCAGTTTGCAAAGGTAATGGCACAGAATGTTCAGTTTGTAGATAATAAGAAAGCAGCGGAACTTAAGAAGGCATTGAATAAGTGCATCCGCGAAGGTACGCCAATTGATGATAACTCTTTTGACTGCGATTACACCCTGATTGCTTACTGGAAGTTGGTCAAATCTATCAAAGAAGATGCACTCTATCTGTGCCGTAATGATGGACCCCGCGCATTCATTGGACAGGATGAAATCAGCGCCGAAGGGTTTGTCTTCAGCAATCAGTTTGGTACATTGAAACTGGTTAATCGCGAACGCTTCAGTCATGCTAACTTCAACAATGCTAAATTTGCACAAACTCCCTGAGAGTTCTTTATACTCAGGTCAGCTGCCCGTGTGCCAATGAGCGTGCTGTCCATTCATGCCCCCTGGTCGGAACGTCCCGCCCCTATAATAAGCACATCAGCAAACGACCTCATGACCGAACCAACCTTCGCCGTCCAACCCGCTGCCTGGGGTAAGTTCGATTCCTACGGTTGCGACTGGGCGATCAACATGTCCCACGCTTATAAGATCGCCGCGCTTTGGCAGGAGGCATTCAACGACGGGGACATGATGATTTGGCGCGTTACCCCAGGCGGCGAACCGATCCGCTGGGTTCGCGTTGCAGGCGATGGAACCTGCGACACCGAAGAAATCGCTGACCTGGTGTTCGGTTGAGGCACTGTCCACCCAGGACTGGAAACGGCACCCTGACCCACTATAATAAGGACATCAACCAAACAAAGGAGAACAGCATGAACGGATGGGCAAACTACGAAACCTGGAACGCTTCCCTCTGGATCCAGAACGAAGAACCGATGTACCGCGTCGCCCTTGACTACGTTGAGCAGGCACGACGCTTCAATCACGCTCCTCGCTTTGACAACCTCATCCCTGCTCTGGAGTACCGCTTCGGGCAGATGACCCCCGATGGTGTCCGTTGGATGGATGGACGGATCAACACCGCCGAAATGGATGAGATGCTGGCCGAACTCTAAACCGCACACTCCCCCCCTTCGGGGGGACCTTTTGATCCTATACTGTCTTCAGTTCAAACAAAGCACATGACCATCAACGCTCTGACCTCCGCCGACGCCGCCGCTCTGGAATTCTACCAGGATCATGTCGCCTTCGTTGATGGGTTCGGTCTGACCAACCTGGACCGCCCCGAACGTCTCCTCTTTAAGAAGGGGCGTCAGTTGATGGAGGCAGCACTCGCCGCCGCTTCCAAACCCGCAACCAAGCGCGTCCCCTACACTGACCAAGAGGTTCAGTTCCTGGTTACCGCTTACCTCAACGCAGGGGCACACATGACCGACACCCTTAACGCCTTCTTTGCCGTGTTCCCTGAAACCGAGCACACCCGCTCATCCGTCTGGCAGAAAATCCAGCGCATCCGCACCCTGGACAATGCCTACCCGATGGACACCCAATGGGACACTGACCTGCAGGTTCGTGCCATCGCCAGCGGCATGTCCGCCCGCTTCGCCTGATTCGTGCTACACTATCCAAGCAACCGACAGACTGCCATGCCCTTCTCAATGTCCTCCGACCTTCGTACCCGCCAAACCGTTTGGTGCATGAATGACGGCAGCGTTGAGCATCCGATCGGATCTCCTGCCTTCGCCATCGCTGGTCTGTTCGCAGATCTCTGGAAGGATGAGGAAAGCGCCGCCTGTCCCGTGTCGGGTTGGCGTTCGTCCCGCTGACAGTCCCATTCGTGTTCGTTCGTGCGGGCAGCAGTCCTATGCCGCCCGCCGCCGAGCGGTCGGATCGCGCTAAGCGTTTCATAAGGGTGGTTAAGGGGGTCCATATAAAAAACGATGGGTCCCTTTAAGCTATAAACGACCCGATTCGCGAGAGATATATTAAACGCTATATAATTTCAAAATCCGAATTTAAATTACAAGCAATGAGAAAAAATTTTTCGGAAAATTTTGCGACTGTAGAGGTCGATCCAGTAACGGGCGAATATATCTTAGTCTTTCCTGAATGGTTAGTTAATGATATGGGTTGGTACGAAGGTACTGTGCTAGAATGGAACGTTGAAGGGGATGAAATTATTCTAAGAGAATCCAAAGATGACTGATTGTACAAAGTTTTTCCATATCTACGCAAAAGACGAATGCATCATGCCTTGTGTAAAGGAAGAAGACTTTAAAGTAACTTGGAACACTTTAAATGCGATGGTTGGTCTAATGCAGACAAACTATCAAGCAAAGGATCTAAGTTACGAAGAAGTTACTATTAATAAGTATTCTTCTGAGTCTGCTGAAGATCATTCTTATTGACAGAACCTACATAATGCAGTATGATTCATACTGAATCGATTCACATTCAAACTTGACCAAATTATGGCTAAAGGATTTACAGTAAAAGCAAAAACGCCCGTTGCGTCTTCAAAGAAAGAAGAAGAGTTTGATTACGCGAAAGCAAGAGAAATGATTAAAGGTAAGACAGTAGTATTCTGTCTACCTGGACGAGGAGTATCATATATCTTCTTAAAGTCTTTCGTACAACTCTGTTTTGATCTAGTACAAGCAGGTGCAAGCATTCAAATCTCTCAAGACTATAGTTCCATGGTGAACTTTGCACGTTGCAAGTGTCTTGGAGCAAACGTACTTCGTGGACCTGATCAGATTCCCTGGGATGGTAAACTCAAGTATGACTATCAACTCTGGATTGACTCTGACATTGTGTTCAATACTGAGAAGTTCTACCAACTTGTTCTGATGGATAAGGATATTGCAGGTGGTTGGTATTGTACTGAAGATGGTCATACTACTTCAGTTGCACACTGGTTGGAGGAGGATGACTTCCGTTCCAACGGTGGAGTCATGAACCATGAGACTCTTGAAAGCATTCAGAAGCGTCGTAAACCATTTACCGTTGACTACACTGGTTTCGGTTGGTTGCTCATCAAGCACGGTGTCTTCGAGGACAAAGGTATGCCTTATCCTTGGTTCGCACCTAAAATGCAAGTCTTCGAGTCAGGAGAAGTGCAGGATATGTGCGGCGAAGACGTTTCTTTCTGCCTTGATGCGAAAGAAGCAGGTTTTGATATCTGGTGCGACCCTCGTATTCGCGTCGGACACGAAAAGTCTCGTATCATCTGATCCCCATGGCAGAAGACCGTTATACTATACAAGTAAACGGAGAGGTCCTCTTCAAGTCATTGTCGCAAGACGAATACTTTGACAGAATGGAGGACCTTGCCTTAGAATATTACCAGCGAGGCGTCCCTCGTCCTGAGTCCATTAAAACTATTATCATTAACGAAAACGGAGATTTGACAAATGGCAATGCGATCTAAAGTCGGAATCAACAAGTCTGGTTACGTCAGCGGACCCCCGAAAAAAACTCGTCAGGGGAATGGAAACGGAACCAAATACGCTTCGACTTCCCGCAATAATGCAAAGAAAAAATATCGCGGACAAGGAAAATGAAGAATCTGCTCTTTATCTCTGAAGATAAGGAACGGGCACTCATTCAGGAGATGACCTATCGGATGAAAATGGCGAATCTGCCTATTCATCCTTCGGATACTTGCTTTCTAATGGTCTCTCCTGACTACTCTGCTGTTGTAACACAACATCTCTCCCATTCGCTTTCAGTGGATCGGGAGATTTTTCATATCGAAGCAGTCAATGTACCCTTTCCTGATGAAGATGTACGCGAGTATCGTACTGAGTTTACTCAAAGTTTCATGAAATGGCAGACTCGATGGGATAAATTCGTCCTTATTGAGGCAGGAGTCATTCGTGGAGGTAACTACACCTGGATTTGTGATGTTATGACCAAGGCATCAGGTGCTGATATCTGGTCTGTTGCCCTTTGTGAGAACATTCATAGCAAATTTAAGAGCGATTTCGTCTCTTTGTACTATGATGACAACCAATTTGACTTACATTTCTGGTGGGAACAACCAAATAGTCATTGGCATTGGCAAAATAAATAGAAAAAGGGATAGCAACCCCTCTAAAAGTTCTAGAAACGAACTTTTGGAGGCAAAATGGCACAAAATCCTGTTCCAGACCAAAGCAGAGACTTTATTGAGTCGGGAATGACGCTAATTACCGACACAAAATCGGACAAATACCTCAATAGACCAAAGAATTCTTACAATGAGTTAAGAGAAGTGGTCGGTGACCATGTTCATGACCTTGAAAGGCAGACAATGCTGCATGAACAGATCAGAAATGATGACGATTATGATGATTGGGAGTATGGTACTGAACCATCATACGGAAAGAGGGTATAAATAAGGTGAAGAAATACTTTATTGATGGCAAATCAACGAATTTCGCGTTCATTTAAAGATATCAGCTTGTCATTTGAACCACATCCAGTGACAAAAGACCTGCCTGCGTTGAGAAATGAGGGCGCGATTCGCAAATCAGTAAGAAATATTGTTCAAACCATTAAGGGAGAGCGATTCTTTGATTCACTTTTTGGATCAGATGTTCGCTCTGCCCTTTTTGAGTTTATAGATTTTGGTACTGCAACGTTTATTGAATCTCAAATCGCAAATGCGGTGTTAAATTATGAACCAAGAGTCGAAAATCTAGTCGTAAAGGCAGATCCTAGACCAGATGACAACTCTTTTGATGTTACTTTATATTTTGATGTTGTAGGATTGGATATACCAACACAAGAATACACTTTTATGCTAGAGGCAACCAGATAAAATGCCTTTTACTAAGTTTACAAACCTAGATTTTGATCAAATCAAGACTCAGATCAAAGATTATCTTCGAGCAAACTCTGATTTCTCGGATTTTGACTTTGAGGGGTCTAATTTTTCTGTAATTTTAAATGCACTGGCGTATAATACGTACATTAACGCATTTAATGCGAACATGGTCGTCAATGAATCCTTCTTGGATTCGGCAGTCTTAAGAGAAAACGTCGTATCTCTCGCGAGATCGATCGGATATGTGCCTAGTTCTAGGACCTGTGCGCGGGCAGAAATTAATTTAAGTGTATCGGTAAGTACAACGAGTCCAACCATTACTCTAGAGGCGCGTGGACCTGTCTGTGTAGGTTTAACAAACAACAGTTCATTCATATTTTCAGTTCCAGAAGGTATTACGGCAACTGTAGAAAATGGCATTGCAACCTTCGGAACAGCAGAAGAACCAATCTCTGTTTTTCAGGGAACTCTACTGAAAAAGACGTTTACTGTAGATGGTTCTTTAGATCAAAAATTCATATTAGATAATTCTTTCATTGATACTCAAACTATCGTAGTCAAAGTTGCTGGTGCATCTGATACTGGAGAAGGTAGAGAGTATAGACTAGTTGATAATATTCTTTCAATTGACGAAACTTCTGAAATTTACCTAATTCAAGAAGTTCAGGATGAAAAGTATGAACTTCTATTTGGAGATGGGGTATTTGGTAAGAAGTTAGAGAATGGAGCTAAGATTACTGTTACTTACATTGTAACTGATGGTGCAAATGGTAACGGAGCAGCAAATTTTGCGTTTGCAGGAACTTTTGTTGACTCTCTCAACAACCCAGTAACTGTAAATTCAGTAACTCTGACAACCATCAATAAGAGTGCTAACGGCACCGAGATCGAACCAATTGAGTCCGTTAAGTACTTTGCCCCTAGACTGTATTCCGCGCAGTATAGAGCGGTCACAGCAAGGGACTATGAGGCGATTATAAGTCAAGTTTACCCTAATACAGAATCTGTATCTGTAGTTGGGGGAGAGGAGTTAGATCCTCCTAAGTTTGGTACTGTTCAAATTAGTATCAAACCTAAAAATGGAGATTTTATATCCGATTTTGATAAGCAACTAATTCTAAGTAGACTGAAGAATTATTCTCTAACTGGTATCAACCAGTCTATTGTTGATATTAAAGTATTGTATGTTGAAGTTGATTCTTCTGTTTATTACAACACTTCTCTGACAGCAAATGTCAATGAACTAAAAACAAACATTACAAATTCTCTACAAGCATACTCAGATTCAGTTGAACTGAATAAGTTTGGAGGTAGATTCAAGTATAGTAAAGTTCTGAATGTTATTGACAGTGTAGATAGAGCGATTACATCTAATATTACAAAAGTAAAGATTAGAAGAAATCTAAGAGCACTAGTTGGTCAAGCAGCACAGTATGAGTTGTGCTTTGGTAATGCTTTCCATGTTGATCCTAAAGGATTTAATATTAAGAGTACTGGATTTAAAATCAACGGTGAAACAGATATAGTTTATCTAACTGACATTCCAAATGCAGATAGAAAGTCTGGAGTTATCTCTATTGTTAAACCAATTTTAGAAACTGGGGAAAATAGAGTTGTTATCAAATCTGCAGGAACAATTGATTATGTAAAGGGAGAAATTATATTAACGACAGTTTTCATTACATCAACTGAAAATACCAATGAAGTAATTGAGATTCAGGCGTTCCCAGAGTCAAATGATATTGTAGGTCTCAAAGATCTATATCTGGAGTTTGATGTCTCCAAGAGCAAGATAAATATGGTAAAAGACACGATATCGTCTGGAGAGAAGATATCGGGAGTTGGTTTTAATGTAACTTCAAGCTATTCAAACGGAGAGCTAAAGAGAGGATAATATGATACAAACTGGTATCGAATCAAGGGTAAAGGTTCAGGACCTAATCGAAGGTCAACTTCCCGAATTCATATTAGATGAAAGTCCAAAGGCAGTAGACTTCCTAAAACAATATTACATTTCTCAGGAATATCAAGGTGGTCCAACAGACCTAATTGATAATCTTGATCAGTATCTTACTCTGGAAAATTTAACTCCAGAGAGTATTGTCGGATTTACGTCTCTAACTTCTGCTGCTCCTTCTTCCGATACCACGATTTCAGTAGAATCAACCAAAGGATTCCCTCAATCTTATGGTCTACTTAAAATTGGTGATGAAATTATCACCTATACTGGCGTTACTACTAATACCTTTACTGGTTGTAAGAGAGGATTTAGTGGTATAACCACATATCATGATGTTAATAATCCTTCAGATATAACATTCTCCACATCTAGTGCTGAGAATCATGATAATTATTCTCCAGTACAGAATCTAAGTTCTTTATTTTTAAAAGAATTTTATAAAAAACTAAAGTATTCCGTAACACCTGGATTAGAAAATACTGAATTTGTCTCTAATGTTAATGTAGGCAACTTCATAAAAGAGGCAAGAACTTTTTATCAGGCAAAAGGAACAGAAGAATCCTTTAAAATTCTGTATAAAGTTCTTTATGGAGTAACTCCCAAGATTGTTGATCTTGAGCAGTTCCTACTGAAACCATCATCTGCAGAATATATTAGAAGAGAGGTAATTCTTGTAGAAAGAATTAGTGGAGATGTTAATAATCTAATAGGTCAAACTGTATACAGTAGTGCTTCACCTGGAACAAAAGCTGCTGTATCTGAAGTTGAAATCGTAACAAGAGATAATCAAACTTTCTATAAGATTGGTCTGTTTATTGGTTATAGTGATCAAGATCTGATTGAAGGTAATTTCACTGTAACTGCAAACACCAAAGTACTTTCTCCTAAAGTAACAGCAGGATCTCGTGTAGTTACTGTTGATTCTACTATTGGATTCCCTCAATCTGGAAAAATTACTACTGGTTTAACAACAGTAACTTATACTGATAAAACATCTAATCAGTTCTTAGGTTGTACAGTAGTTGATGATATAGAACCAAAAACCGAAGTAAGATCTGATGAAACCATTTTTGGATATGAAAATGGAGATCTAACCAAAAAAGTTGAACTGAAAGTATATTCTATTGTATCTGATATAA